ACCATAAATCAAATGATTCACGATCCAATGGTTGATGGTAAAGATGCTGCGATAAGAAAATCGTTCCAAAGATTAATCAAGAAAGGTCTTATTGAACTTGTAGAAGATGATAATTCTAATAAGTCTTATAGAGCAGTCCTCGCTCGCGGGGCGTTGACATATCCTGTCTCATTGGAAGAATCGTAATCGTACCAATAGATTTCAGTGGGACAACTGTGTGAGACAAAATAGATTGTCCCATTGTTTTTGGAGCGGAGGACAATTTTACTTGTCCCATACCCTTGTCCCATAGCAAACGCAAGTCTTGGAACGGGATTATAGGGAATGGGACAACTTCAGCCACTCTCCCCAGGAAAAACACTCTTTAATATTAATAAAGTATCAATGTATCGAATTTGTGATAACATTAGTTAAAAAGATATTTATGGCTGAAGCTGGAAAGAAACCTCACGGAAACAAAAAGTATTATCACGTTCTTATAGATATAAACAGAGGGGAACTATTTGATGATTACATTCGTACAAAATTAAAAATAAAACCTACGTCTTGGATAAGGGAAGTTGTTTATAAATTTTTACAAGACAAGATTGATAAAGAAGTGTATGATGAAGCATTGAAAAAAGATCAAGAAAACTGGAATAGAGCAATTCAAAACCGATTACAAGGTAGAGCACTTTCTAGGATTCTTAATTCAATCAAGAAAAAAAATGAGTGATTCTAAAAAACTAAGAAAATTAAAAGAAATAAGACGTAAAGACTTAGAAAAAAATCTTTTAGATGTAGAACTAAAAGGTTATGACCATTATATTTTTATTAATGACCGCAACAAAGCTCAAGTTGTTTCAAAACAAGGCGGTTGGGTTTCAGAACATATTCGCACGGCAATTTTAAAGTTTAATTTTGAGATTGATAAGACTGACTCTATGGTAGTTAAAGATTTTGAAAGAAAATATCTTAACGAATACGAAAAAACTTTTTCAAAGGATTCCTAGATTTAGGCTTTTCTTTTCTCATTTCTGCTACAACACGATTAGCTTCTAGTTCGATCAATCTATTTAGCAGTGAGGCCATAAAAATATCTTGGTCAAACTTTTTTCTGACCATGTAAGTGCAATATCTTTTTATATCAGTTAAATTGTCAGATTTCATAATCTCTCTACACTGCATTTCGATTTCTAATTCCAATTCTGGAGGTGCTGGTTCGATATTTATGTTGAGAAATTTAGTAATTTTCATGCTGGAGGAAAAAGTTGTTTTTCTAAAATTTCAACTGCTTTATCATCCAAAGTATTGGTTGTTTGTTTTGCGATTGATTTAAGTAAATCTACGACCAATCTTTTAACAGCAGTTGTCGTTAAAAAGGTCATTAAGATTGGTTTTAAAATCTTATACATGGAAAAAATATGTGTTACTTCCCAAACATAGCTAAAATGCTAGTATTGGACAAGAATCTTAACTTTTATGGAAGATCAAGAGCCTAGTAAAGTCGAAACTATCGTGAAAGTTTGCGTGCTTTTGTGGTCGGCAACACTTTTATCCCTTTCATACTATGAACCGCCATCTGGCAAAAAAATAGTAGATTTTGACCCGACATTTATTGCTTCGATTTTTTCAGCGAGTACAGCATCACTAGGCTTTCAGATAAAAAAGAAAAAAGATACTATAGTAGATAATAAAAACAACAAAGTAGGTATCAAATGAAAAAATTATTCGCTTTACTTTTATTATTTCCATCGGCTGCCTTTGCTGATATAAAACAGGAGTTTGTTACTTCAGCACAGATAACAGTTGATATGCCTTATGTAGTAACCAATAAGGTAGGAACTACATATAGTCTTAGCGGAAATAATATTACCCCATCTGTTACCGTAGGAGATACCACAACAGCAGGAAAGATAGGGGGGATCAATGTTGGCAGCCTCAGTAACGGAGTGCCAGCTATGATTCAGACAGACACTACAGTAACAACATCGGGATCTGCCTTCAGCAAAACAGAATCCGTAATAATGGGTGACGCTACACCATCTGCCGTAACACCTAGTTCGGGCATTGCAGCATTACCAGTATTAGGTGGACAAACAACAATAGGATCAGGTGGTACAGCAGGAAACCTTGCTCTTACTTCATTAAGTTCTGGAGTTCATACTTGTACTGCTGGTGGATCAGGTACAAGCTGCATAGGATCTACTAAAGTTACTATTACGATTGACTAGACTTTGGCTGCTAGTTTTATTAGTATTACCAGTAAGAACCCTTGCTGTACCTGTTGTGCCACAATTTCGTTCGGGTTCGAGTCAGACTTCAAGCACTTCAGAGTCAATAATTAATGAAACAATCACGAGCCATCAATATCGGACAGGATACTCATACTCAGCATCAGGACATAATATCGAATCTGAAACGGGATATATCAACCCTACTCCTACGACTACGAATGAACAAACAGTTGGGGGAGTAAACTTTCATTGGACTTCACCAAACTTAGAAGCTATACCTCGTTGGGGAATTGTAAACAATGGAGCAGCTTTCTCTCTTCAAGAAACACTAATAACTCCAGGATTAGACACAGTAACTTCCATAACTCGTCAAATAACAACAAGCACAACAACAGAAACTACAACTACATTTGGGCAATAGCTTTATTTCTTTGCCCTGTCAAAACTCTTGCAAATACTACAGTTGCATCGCCTTCAAGTAATGCCCAAGGAGTTGTTAACAATAATGCTACCATGATAACCCCTTCAGCTATGCCATCTTACAAAATGAGTCAAGGTATAGTTTGTGCATCTCCAAGTCTTACGATTACACCTTATGTAACAGATAGTTGGTCTTTTGCCTTACCTAGAGAAACTGTTACTAGAACACCAATCTATGATGAGGATACTGGAGAGGTAAAATATTATTCAGAAATACCTAGATTTGAAAAAGATAATTTCAATCTAAATTATGGAATATCTGCTCAATTTAATATTCCATTAGGTAAGTCACCAGCACTTTGCCATGAAGCGACCCAAGTAAATATTGAAGCACAGAGGCTACTAATAAAGAAAACTAAGATGGAAATTAGTCTCTATCGTTTGGAGATGTGCTCAAAAATGGCAAAAGATGGAGTTACATTTAAACCTAATACTCCTAGTGCTGTTACCTGTGAAGATATTGTTGTCAATATTCCACCAAATCAAGTTATCCCACATACTCACAAAATAGCCCAGTAGATAAGTCACGGGTATTAAACTCATCTACGGATTATTATTTTACCTTCTTTTTAGTCAATTTGGTAACGACTTGCTTAACTATTGGACGGACAAGCTGAAGTACCAATGGTGCAGAAGCACCAACCAAAGCAAGGCTAAAAACCCCAACAAACTGTGGAGCAGAAGGAATGTATTGGTCTTTCCACTCAACTGCTTCATAGAGAGTTATACACTCACTTCCATCTTGCCCTCTTTCATGTCCAATAACACGTTCTAACTTTTTATCGTTACGAAAATCTCCAACTCGCTGGTCATTTTTTCCAGGACAGGGTGGAAAATCTGGTGGGGGATCTGGAGGTAAATCAGGAATCTTTGGCTGTTCTGTTTCTGGAAGTGGAGGTGGTTCGCTACTAATAGGTGCTTCTTCTGTAATTACAAGATTCTCAGGTGTATAATCAAGAGGAACAAAACTAGGAAACGGAAAATCACAAGTCGTATACACACCATTTGGATCTTCTAATAATAAATTTTGATTACCAGTATTTTTTATATCCCGATGCTGATAAGTACAACCAGGAACATCAATCTCAGGTGGTTTTGCTATTTGTAAATAATAAGGATTATAAGGTTCTGGTACGTTTGGAATATAAATCTCAGGAATATTTATCTCAGGTATCTCCATCTTCTACATCTCCGATAGAAATAGACCAACCATTTTCTCCAAAAGTACCTTTTTCTACTATTTTTGGTTTTTTTATCTTCTTATCTAATTCTTCGTGATATTTTTTTATGTCATTATCAAGTTCTAAATTAAATTTTTGCATCCGCAGCCAATGAATTAATTTATCTATATAATATTTAACTAATTTTTTTATAAATCCAAAGATCATTAATCGTAAGCATCTCTTGGTAAATAAACTTCTACAAAAGAATTACATTTAGGACAAGAAAGATTAGTTACCATGCTGTATTCTCCAGACATTACTGGATAATCTTCTCCATCCATATCGTGATCTCCACCCCATATCAATTCAGTTTTACAGTGCCAACAGTTCATTTTTTAATAAAAGGCACTGATGGACCTGTAGCTTCAGGCATTACATTATTCAAAACTTTAGGCATAGCACCCTGTACATTTCCAAGAATCTCATTCATAACCTGAGATTTAAAATTTTCTGATGTTACATATTTGTAGCCTAGATACGCTCCGCCACTCATTGAAGCTACCATTAGAAATGAGATAATACTCAATACATTTGCAATTTTTTGGAACATTTTTTATGTGGAAAGAAGCATTTTTAAAAGCACTCACACCAATTACTTGGATGGTTTTGGCTTTGTTGGTTGGCCTAGCTCCACTGTACCTGATACTTGGGATTCTTGCTCGATCTTCCTCAGTAACATCTCCTTCGCCTGTATCCCACCCTCAATCATTAAAATAGTTTTTGTTTCTTCTTCTAATACTTTTTGTGCTTGATTTCTAGTCTCAACGTGTTTTGCTAGTTCTTCTTTCCACTGAACTAACTGTTTTTCAATAATTCCTTTCATAAATTAAACGATAGTAAGAGTTTCTCCTGCTCCTACAGTAACAGTAACACCGCTATCTATAGTGATAGGACCAGCAGACATAGCATTTTTGCCGTTAGTAATAGTATAGTCAGTCGTTACATTCTGACCATTTTCGTAAAATATCTCATCTGATCCACCACCTGTAGCTCCAGCCGATATTCCTGTTAAAGAAGATCCATCACCAGCAAATGCTGTAGCTGTACAAGTTCCTGTAACTGTAAATCCGCCCGAAACTGTTTCCGCCTTCTTATTGTTATCGTAGTAGAGTTCAACTTGCCCATCTTCAACAAATCTAGCCATGTATTCAGTTTCACCTGCATTATGAATCCTTAAATCATTACTTGCTAAAGATAAAACGCCAGTTCCTACATCTCTAATCCTGGAATGACTCCCATCATGTAGTATCTCAAGATCTCCTCCAGTTCCAAATTTTGCAATATCATTATCATCCATTTGTAAGTTGCCATGTACCTCGACTCCCGAACTGGTTGTGTCAAAACGCTTTACGTTGTTGTGATATAGCTCTACTGCTCCGTTTTGTTTAGCAATAATACCTTCTTCTGACCCATTTAATCTTAAATGTAAATCGCCACTTACAGCTTCTATAACATTTATTGTTCCATTATGAAACAACGCAAAATCTTGTGACGCTCCTAGTCTTATACGATTATTAGCTGACCCAGACGAGTCATTTAAAAGAATATTTTTATCATTACAATCTAAGTCACCGCCTAAACTCGGTGATGTGTCATTTACTAAGTCAGTAATGTAACCAGCACCATTGGTGATAGCATTATTGTTCAAAGAAATATTTGCAGATCCGTCAAAAGATACACCAGCAATAGTTCTTGCAGTCGTTAATGTCGCAGCAGATCCTGTTGTATTTTGGTTTAATGTCGCAACCCTAGCTGCTGCAATCGTTCCAGAAGCAATATTACTTCCATTTAAATCTGTAAGTGCTGAACCATTAAGTGCTGGCAAAGTAGAGGGAAATCTTGCATCAGGTACAGTTCCTTCTCCAAGATCATTTGCATCTAGTGAAGCATATTCCGCTTGACCTATGGCAGTCGAACCCGAACCAGAAATACTTTTTATTTTTAAATATTTATCAGCAGCAATTTGATTATCTGGAAAAATTAACGTGTAAGATTGTCCTGCACTGTGAGCAGGTGAAGCTAATTTTATTCCATGACTTTGTGCAGAGCAGTTTAGTTGCAATTTACCATCATTACCTCCAGCACCCCTTACTTCAACAACTCCAGTACCATTTGGTTCGATTTTTACATTACCATTACTAGTTGCTGTTGTTATCTTGCTTGATTGAACATCTAAGTCTCCACCTAGTTGAGGAGAAGTGTCACTGACAACATCAGCTATGTAACCAGCACCATTAGTAATAGCATTGTTATTAAGTGAGATATTTCCCGATCCATCAAAACTTACTCCAGCTATAGTCCTTGCTGTAGTTAAAGTATCAGCCGATCCAGCAACTATACCAATAGCAGATCCTCCATCATTTTTACTGAATAATTTACAATTACTGGTTCGTATTGCTATTTCTCCAACAGATAGATCACTAGCACCTGGATCGCTACCGCTTGCTCTTTTTAATTTAATTGTGTTCGCCATTGTTCGACCTCCTGATGGTTAAATTTAATATGTTCCTCCATCTATATCAAAACTAGAGGCACTTTCATCTTCTAAAAATGTAACCAGGTCAGATAATGCAACCTGTTTCATAGTTCCTGCATCGTTCATTACCAGACGATCTGCTGCTGCCAAAGTTGTAGATGTTGCAGATGTATCACCGTCCATGATATTCAACTCAGAAGTCGATACTGTTGCTCCATCGAGAATAGCTACTTCAGTCGAAGTAAGAGCAGCTAAAGCAGCAGACGCTCCAGATTGACAACCAGATAAATTAGCTAAATCAGCGTCATACGCTTGAACATTAGTGCCGATAGCAAGTCCTAAAGCTGTTCTAGCTGCACTTGCACTTGTAGCACCCGTTCCACCATCGCCAATAGCAAGAGTTCCTGTAATCGAACTAGCAGCTAAATCAACAGCTAATTCAGTTGACTCAATAACTAAACCACCATTGGCTTTAAGGTCAACACTTAATTCATTACCAGATTTATCTAATCCATCTCCAGCAGTTACGTTACCGCTAGAAGAAAAAGTACTAAATGCTAAATTATTTGTTCCTACAACAGCAGATCCCTTGTTAGAAGTACAAACAAATCCAATATCAGCATTAGTTGATCCTTGCTCAATAAAAGTAAATGTGCCAGCAGCATCAGCACCTGTAGTCAAGTCATCAGCCCTTGCTGGTGTGCTTCCAACAACATAGATACCATTTTGTGTGGCTGTGCTTTGATCTTTAACAAGAACCCTATCTCCATCAGCAAGAGTTACTCCATCTAATGAATCGCCACTGTTAAGAGCAGTTGCAATAGTGATGTTTGCTGTTGTAGCTGCAACACAACTTCCTTTTACATCTAATCCTTCTGAAACAGAATCTACATATCCTTTTGTTGCAAAATGAGCATCGGCAGTAGGTGTAACTCCAGAAACAGTACTTGTTGCACTAGCTAATTGGTCAAGTCTATTTGTTCTAACTTGGGTATCAAAATCACTAACTTTTGAGGCTGTAATAGTTGGAATATCTGCAACTACAAGTGACCTAAATGTAGGAGCAGCGTCACTACCTGTTGTTGGTCCTGATAATACTAAATTAGCTCCTCTTACTGTTGCTTTATCGAAAAATGCTCCCTTACCACCAATAGAAATAATGCTTGTAGCTGAACCACCCGATCCTCCTGTGCCCGTACCATAAACTAAAACTTCATCACCTTCTCTGAAAGCAACTTCAGCATTTTCTAATGACGTTGGGTTTGATGATCCAGTGGATCTTTTTATTCTTATCGTGTTAGCCATTAGAAGTTACCTCCGTCTACGAGTGTAAGTTTAGTTGTTGTGCTATCTGCTTTAAATGTATCACTTGCAGCGTGATAATACAGCACCGCATTATCAACTTTGCCAGTTATATCGAAATTTAATCCACTGATAGTACCACTCGGCCCTTGTGGGCCTTGTGTAGTAATTTCAACTGTAGTTACATCAGAAACCTGTGAAACTACAACTTGATTAGGATTGCTCATGCTGTGTAACCCTCACTTATAAATAGTTTACCCTCTAAATAATAGTTTTTGCTACCACCTGGTTCTGTTAATAATACGTCATAAAACAAAATACTTGGAGTAAAAGTAGCTGTTTGTGTATCTGTAAGAGAAATATCTACAATTCCATTAGTTCTATCTGTGTAAGCTACTGTCCAATCTGCATATTTTGTGGAACGTGATTCATCGTAAACCTGTGCAGCCACAGTGTATCCAGTTAAATTTATTGCCGATCCAGTTGAATCTTTAAATGTTAATTTTATAGGAAAGTCTGCTCTCCTATCAACGGTAAAGTTCTTTTTTCCTGGAATGATTGCCATTATACACTCACTTCGTATGCAGTAATTGAGCTTGAGCCTCCATGAATGTAAGCACTGTTGTCATTGTTATAAGGTCTATTTAAATAAAAATATCGGCTGTCGTAAGAATAAACTTGTATTTTATAAGTTACTGCACTTGTAGTTGCAGGGGAATCTAAAATCTGATAATTAGCGTTATGAAGCTTATAGTAATCGTTGTCATTATTTCCACAAGTTGCACCAAATGTACCAAGAAGTTGATTAGATAATGATACAGCAGTTGATGCACCGATGTGTGTTGAACCTCTATAAAGATTAATTAAACCATATAAATTTCCTTGCCCACCGTAACATAAATCTAATCTTATTAAAATTTTATTACTATTACTTGATGGGGTTATAGCAACGGTCATTCCAGTTACATCTGTAAATGAATTACTATTCATTGAAAAAGCGTCAGTTTTTAAAGTCTGCTTTACTTGAATTATTCCACCGTTTGAACCGCTTGGTAAACCCCCTGCTGGAACTATTGAATTGACTTTAAGTTGGCTCATAATTAACTAGGTTTTGGATAAGTGTCTTTTACTTCCTTAATCGCAGTGTACCACTCACCTGTTTGTGCGTCTGCACCAAACTTTCCAGCAGCTACATCACGAAACAGTTGATCTAACTGTTCTGAAATATTTGGATAGATTTTTGTACCATTAACTTTTCTGTCACTTTTATATTTTTCAGCAGCTAAATCTTTTGCTGCTTGGATTTCTTGCTCATCTCTCCAAGTTTCTTGTTCTGCCGTAAATGGAACTTTTACTCCATTAATAAGATAATGTCTTGCCATTAGCCTTTGAATCCATAAAGTGCATATTTGTACCTGTCAAATCCACCAGATTCGCTAGAGCCTGTTCCCATATAAATCTTGAAACCTGTGTGATTTACAGTACTACTATTATTATACGCACATCTACCACTCGATCCTCTATAGTTTGTTGATTCGTTGAACATAGCTGTTGACCAATGTGCAAAAGTACCGCCAGCACCAGTATTAAAGTCATCTCCTGATCTATTAAATGTTATATCCATAACACCATTAACGCCTTCACTGGCATCTGTTCCTCCAACTGTATGATTTATCCCAGCGTATGAATAATCTATTCGGCAAATTTGGGAACCAAGATCAGTGTTGTAAGAGTAATGATAATCAAAATTATAATTTGAAGTTGTATCGTCTGCCCCACTTGACCCGCCTGTTCTGAATCTTAAATTAAAGTAATATCCATCAACAGCATTATCAGGCAATAAAGCAAAAACAAGTTTGAATGATCTATAAGTAGAAACTGCTAAATCATCAAAAATTAAGGCAGCACCTAAATCAGTACCAGTGGCAGCTTGTAATTTAACAACGTCAGTATTCGCTCGAAAAGCACTTCCGTCTACGTTGGTAATAGCATTAACTTTTAATGTACTCATGGCTTGGGATTAGCGTCTTTAACAGCTTTGATGTGAGTTGCCCATGTGCCAGATGTTGTGACAGTTCCAGCTACTATATCCTTGTACAACATATCTAGCTGATCGCCTATAGAGGCATAGGTAGTCGAACCATTAGTAGTTCTATCTGTTTGATATTTTATTGCCGCAGCTTCAGCATCTAAAGTAGCTCTCGCACTATCAATCTTGCTTTGGTCAAGACCTACAGAGTCTCCATTTGCGTCAAAAGCACCAGCCGAATCATCAATAGAAACTACTGTTCCAGCGTATGCTTTATAAATTGCTTCGTGATCTAAACCCATAGTTAGTTTTTAATTAAATTATACACGGAAGTAATCATGCTGACACCTCCATTAATGTCATTGTGCTTATTGCTCTACCCCTATAGTTGTAATTATTATCACTGTCTGCGGCTGCTCTATTTAGATAAACTGGATAACTTGTACCACTTTCGCCAGCAAATTGAACTTTATAAGTTGTGGCACTTGTAGTTGCAGGGCTATCTAAGAAAGTAAAATGATAACTACCACAATGGTTTGTATTATAAATAGAACTTCCGTACATTCTAAAACCACATCTAGGTCTATTTCCATCCGCGTCACCTACAGCAATATCTGTGCTTCCTCTTAGGACTTTTCCAAGAATACTCCCTGCTTCTTGATGTGCAGCACCTACTCCAACCAATATCATTATCTTGCTACTGCTATTGGTCGGTGTAATAGTACAGTTAAAGCCAGATACATCTGTAAAAGCGTAAGCAGCAGCGTTATATGATTTTACATCAGTTATAACTGTTTGTTGTATTTGAACTATTCCACCACCACCGCCTGTTGGTACACCTGCAACTGGAATTATGCTGTTGACTTTTAATGTGCTCATAATTTAAACGACTGTCCAGGTTTCACCAGCACCAACTGTAACTGTTACCCCTGATTGTATAGTAATCGGACCAAAGCTGCCAGCATTTTGTCCATTAGTAATAGTATAACTTTGCGTTACTGTTTGGTCATTTTCCCAAAAAATATTGTCACTTCCAGCACCTTGAGCACCAGCACCAGCAGCAGCCCAACTTAACGTACCAGATGCGTCAGAGACAAGGGCGTAACCAGAAACAGCAGCATCGGTGGCTGGTAAAGTCCATACAACATTTGAAGATACTGTAGATGGGGACTGAAATCCTACATAATGACTACTATCAGCATCGGCAAAACGTAAATCATTCTGAGCCTGGAGCGTTAATCCGTTTGAGTCAAATATCATTCGCTCTGTGCCACTAGAAGAAAATCCCATTACATTTGCAGATTTTCTAAATAAACCTAAGTCTGTATCTGTATCAAAAGACAAAGCTGGAGTAGATGCACTACTAGAATCATCTATTAGCAACGGACCTGTCATAGTACCGCCAGCTTTAGATAATAAACCTAAGTTAGCCTGATCTATATTTCCTATTTCTGTAAAAGCACCATTACTTGAATTTCTTATTTTTAAAATATTTGTAGTGGTATTTAAAAATGGCATACCAGCTACGCATTGACTTGTAGCTAAGTCAGAAGATTTAGAATTACTCGATTGGATCGCAGCAAAAACATTATTAAGGTCAGTCCTTACATTCGCTCCAGAAGCATTTTCAATAGTGTAATTTGTTACGTCAGCCACAGTTAAATACTATTTTCTTCCATGTTAACCTCCTTTGCCGAAACCAACAGCACTGTAGGTAAAGTTCCTATCAATACTAGCATTACTTGAGTTTTTAAAGTGAACTGTAAAGCCAGTTCCAGATATACTACTGAGTTCAAAGTAATCACCAGTTGCCATGTTTTGCGGAGAAATATTAACAGATGGTAAAAAGTTGTTTAGATTTCCCAAGGCAGACGTTCCAACAAAAAATGCGTTTGTAAATGTAACCGCTTTTGCCCCTGCTCCAGATGCTATAACAGATGATTGTTCAGTTCTCGATGGCAAAGTTGCTGTATATCCTGCTTGTTGTAGATTCATATTTTGTGCCGTGTCTGCTGTGTCTAAAGTAATTCTAAATTGAAATCCTCTACCTTTAAATGTTCCATTTGCAAAATCATTAAACGATGTATAAGTAGGTGAACCACTAGGGTTATTAGTTGTGGTTCGCACAGCTATCTTCGCATTTGCATCATTCGCCACAGTTCCATCAAAATCTGTCCAAGTGTCTATATTATCTGTTCTATTATCAAACTCATCTCCTACATAAAAACCTTCTCCTTGAAAATGTCTTTTTAAAGTAAGTGAGAATGTACCACCAAGATCGAGAGTATCTACAAAATCATAAGTACCACTAGCATTAGTTGTTGGATCTGTAAGTTTTAATCCACCAAGAGATGAGTCGTATGCAACATTTGATTTTGTTCCGTTATAAGGTGTTGAATCTGTATCTTCTCTATCAGTTTTTACAATAATAGAATCAAGAATATCAACAATAGATAAGTTTACACTTGTTGCGTTAGTACTGAATCTACCGCCATCGTCTTGAAATTTAAGCAGATAAGTTCCTGGAAGAGCAGGAGCAATAACTTCTGTTGCATTTCCTGATACGGCTGTAATAATATCTTGGGCAGACTGAAAAGTAGCTGAACTTCCTGTTTGGTTTGTGTGTCTTACATAAACTCGACCACCATGCAGAACATCAATAGCAGTTGTCTGTGTAAATCTCAATCTTACAAATTGCTCGTTAATAGGCTCAATAGTTAATCCTGATACATCTTCTGGTAAAGCAGTTTTACCTTGAGCAGTAAAATTAGCTTCAGTTGGATTTGCAGATAACTGCAAAGAAGCGTTATATGAAAATACTTGAATTGTATAAGTATCGTCTACGGTATCTAGTAACTCGAAATCACTACTAAACACAACCTGAGAAACATAATTTCCATTTTGAACTTTGTAATTTACTAAATATTGAGTTACGCCTACTACTGGTTGCCAATCAACAATTAATTTACTTCTAGCAATATTATTAATAACAACTGTTTTTTCTGTAATTGTTAAGTTGCTTGGTGAAGATACAGGAGCATTTAAGACTGATATTGTTCTTGTTGGCAAGGCAGTTCCATCTTCAATAAACGCGTATTTTCCCTCTACATAAGATAAAGCTGTAATTGCATAATTAACTTCATCTTGTTCCTGAACTTGAATTACTCTGAATAATTGAGTCTGTAAAGTTGTACTAGATATTAAATAAGGTGCATTTGTACTTGGGGCAGAAGAAAAAGCAGAACTTACTGTTATTACTGCTCCTGTAATATCATTTATATCTTTAGATTCAACCGTTCCATCGGATAGGATAACGCTAATTGTTGGATTATCATTTAAAGCTGGCAATGTTGTTTGGTCTTTTGCATCAATAGTAATAGTAGTAGTTGTTGCAGATACAACACGACCACCTCTTCTAGCTCCCGCTCTCACTGGATCGTTTATTTCAATAACAGAACCAGGTCTTACAACAACTCCTGCATCTATTGAAGTTATAAAACTAATAGTTTCAGATTCATTTTGTTCAGCGAAGAGGATTGCACGGCCCAATCGTGCAGCTTGGTTGCGGGAGGTACACGCATACGCTTTTACCTGTTTTATTATTGTTCCTAATTTTGATATTGCTGTTGCATCTTCTACGACCTCAAAATCTACTTCTTTTGAATCCATATTAAAGTAACTAACAGAAATAACGCTATGTCTAGTCTTTAAACTACTTCCTGAATAAGTAAAGCCTGCTTCTCCTACATTAGCTAAATTAAATAAATAACTTGCTGTAGTTGGTTTATCTTGAGCTAGAGTTATGCCTCCAGCAGACCATATAGGCATACATCTCATCACACCAGCTAAATCATTTATGGCTGCAAATGCTTCTTTAGGGCTTTGAATATTTACATTACAACTAAACCTAGCTTCTTTTGCACCAGATCCCGTTCCATCGTCTACTTCTTCATTTGCATATTTACTGGCAGCAACAAAACTAAATAAATCTATGTTGCTATCAACTATATGATTTCCCAGACCATACCTTGTGTTTGTGATAAGGTCCAGTAAGCACATTGAAGGACAATTTGTATAGGTTGCTGCTCCCATTACTCCGTTAAAAATGTAGCCAGATGGATACCGTATTCTTCCTGTAGCAGGGTCAACATCTGGAGTACCAGTTCCAGATGCTCCTGCTCCTGGTATTCGTACCTTCACTCCCCTAATACGATATTTTCTTGTGGGTATACGATTAAATTGCTTACTATCTAAACGAAGAGCAGTATAAGCACTATTAGCGTAAGTAGAGCTATTATCAATAACTTCTTGAAGGCTTGTAAATTGAAATTCATTAATTCTTGCAGAAGTTGTGCTATCTGCTGTTACACGAACTACTCTTACATCTACTGTGGTAAATCCGCTAGTTAAATCTATTCTGTGATCTCTTTGATAAGCGTCAGCAGTTCTACCACTAACAGAAGAACTTATTTTATCTACATAGCCACCAGAATCCTGTTGAATTTGAATCTTATATTCAACTGTATCTCCTTTTAAATCTCCATTATCTTTTGCTACTTGGATTTGAGGCCAAGTTAAAGTAACAATAACAGCATCCACATCTGTATTTGTTATCTGTCTAGTTACTGGGGTAGAAGCAGTTACAATAACTCCAACACCAGTAGGTGATCTGCTTTCAGCAGGAATACCACTCATGGCGGTTTGGTTTGATGTTCCAAATTTAGACTTAAAAGTTACGTCTTTAAAATTAAATTTAGTATCGGCAGGGTTGGTATTAGAAGCAGTTTCATCCAATATTGGAGTGTCATCAAGAAAAACATCTTTTAAGCTTGCATTATCATAAGCAGTTGTTCCTTTTGTAAGTCCTGCTTTTGATGCAGTAGCAAATCCTTCTATTTCTCCTTCAGATATTAGATCTTGAACAGTAGCAAAACTTCTGCTGTGTAAAGTATCAGGAGCACGATATGGAGGTGGGGGTTGTCTATTGCGATTTCCACCGCCACCACCAGCACCTTGAATAATTTTAGATTCTTCTGTCATACTGTCACCTGATTAGTGTCTATAGCAGCAGAGATTACCACTGAACCAGTAATAATTTCTCCATATACTATTGGTACAGGTGTGCCAGCCCTTGATGTATTTTGAACTCCACTAAAATTAAATGATAATTGTGGATCTTCTTCTGAACTAAACTTTTGTGATTCGGGTAATGGAAAAAGCATATCACTTACACCCGATAATACGAGAGCAATACCTATACTACCCGAAGCTACAGCAAGAGCCCCTCCTTTTGCAAAAAAACCAGCCCCAGCTATAGGTGCAAAACCACCTGTTGCAATAGCAATTCCAATTAAAACTGTACCTAATAAAACTTTTTTAACTCCTCCAGCACCACTAATAACAGGAATAAAATGTATATCTTGTTTACCTACAGGATGATGAATTTCTTCCTTGCCAATATCATAATCACCTACTTTTACTTGATAATATTTAGGATTCATGTAACTTTCTATTTCTGGAAAATTATGTATTAAAAAACTTATAGCTTTGCCTACTGTTTCAGCTTTTACCTCGAACTCTTTATGCCCAACAAACTTTGCTAACTCTCCATACAATTTTACTTTACGAAGCATAGCGATACCTCTTTCCTGTACATTTTAACAGCCATTCAGAGTAAGGCTCTCTACAAGATAGTCTATCGGTTAAATGATGAATAACATCACCTTCAAAAAATAATGCTACATGATTTAAAGTTGGGTGCAGAATACTCATAAGCAATACATCTCCATTTTCTAGTTTTTCATCAGGTCTAAGTTCTCTAAAATTAGTTCGCCAAGCACAGTCCTCAAATAGAGGTTTATTATTAAATTCTTCTAATGTAGTTGGTCTTTCCCAATCTCTAAGTTCTATATTTTTTTCTTCTTTATACCAATCTCTAATTAAACTCCAGCAGTCTGTTATTCCCCATACCCATTGCCGACCCAATAAAGGTGGTTTATATCCGCATGGCTCTAAATAAGCCCATTGTTCTGTCTTTGGATTAACTATATACCAAGGTAAATTACTATCCTCACAACTAATTTTGTCTGCTTGGCTAGGTGTAGGAGGTGTTATAGGGTGACTATGGACAACACCAACAATTTCTCCTGTATTGTCTGCCTTTACATAATCTTCTGGATCAATAATAAAACATTGATGTTCTGTCATCGAAAGATTGCGACAAGGATAATATCTCTCCTTACCTTTTACATTTAACAACAAACCACAAGATTCTTTAGGATCTTCTCGTTGAGCATGAAGTAGTGCTTTATATTTCCAAGTCATGCTACAAACGTGCCAATAGCAGGGAAAATAGAGCGAGTAGCTTGACGACCTGGAATACGAATCCCAGCTAAATCTGTCGGTGCAGCAAGTTCAAATTCAACAACTTCTCTAGTTTCTGTTGCTTTACGATCTATAGAATAAATTTCTTGGGGAAACTCTGCTGTATTATCTGCTGTTGCATTAGTACCATCTGCAAAATTAACAGCATCAATAAATTTAGCTAATGTTCTTATTCTTGTTACTGTAGCTCCTGTTAAATCATTACCAGTTGTTGTTTGATTTACGTCTAGAAGAATAGATGAAATTAATCCTGTAGCGTTACTTATAATTATTCTTGGCCTTGGCAACTGGCCTTTTTGAAAAGCAAAACCTGTAGCCTGTATAGGAAATCTAAGATAAGAATTACCAGCCCATACTATCTCTCCATTTGCATTGAGATTACTGCCAGCATGAAATCTATAAATTGTATTTGCACCATGTAATGTTGTAGACAACTGAAGAGTAAATAATTCAATAATTGCCGATGGATTAATGTCTTGTAGACTGCTAAATACTTTGGAATTTACTGTCATTACGATGCTGGTTCAAATACTTCTCTAAAAGTAGCTTGAATTGTAGCTCTATTATTATATGGTATTGATTTACTCCAGTTTTCACAAACAAATTCAGAAGATGAACTTTCTCCAGGAGGAGTAAAAGTAAAGCTATCACTGTCATTTGCTCTAGCGTCAAGGAAAGTTTCTATTTCGTCTGATTCTGTTTCTGAAACATTAAACGTAAGTTGAAAAATTTTTGGATTCTGATGTTGGGCAAGACCAAATAAAAGTCTATGTTCATACCCATCTGCAAAACGAACAGTTCTAGTCTTTGGTGCGGATCTTTTCTGTTGACCGTAAGTAGGTTTTATTGAGGGAAATGTAGCCATTATGCAAGTATTCCTCCAGGTCGTTTCTGTTGTATTATCTCAGATTGTACCGCAGCCGAAATAAGACGGCCAAGTTCTCTTCCTTGCTCTTCATCTCCCTCAACAGAAGATTCAGAAGCATCTACGTTTACTACTATATTAGTTGAACCACCTATATCAGAATTAGGAACTATACGACCACTTGTATTTGGTACAAACATTTCTGGACCACGCTCTCCAACCATATAACTTTTACCAGTACTAACAGGACCACCATTTGCTCTGAAAAACTTTCCAATTCCAGGAAGTCCACCAAGAAAAGCATCTACACCATAACTAATAAGAGATCTTTGAATCTGACTAAATACACTACGAGCAACATCTCCCAATGTTTTTGTACCATTTATCGCACCCTCGATTGCATCAACCAGACCAGTTTCTACTGTTGAAGCAATACTTGAATAAAGTTCATTCAACTTCTGCAATTCATCTCTTGTTTTTATAAGATTTTCAAGTTGTTCTATTTGTTCTTCTGTTAAATCTTCTACTGCAATTTTCATTCGTTTTGCCGTTTCAAGTTTTAACTTTTCAATTTCTGCTCCTTGTTGACCCAGTAAAAGTTGATTCTGCAAGAACATATTTTGATCTTCTATACTCTTTGTTGCAGATTCAAACTGTTGATCTCGGAACTTGCCAAGTTCAATTTCTTTTCCTCTTTTCGCTAATATTTCTTCTAATGCAGCAATTTCCGCTTTTAAATTATTTATTCTATTTTGTCTTTGTTTAGCTCCTGCTCTTCCAAGTCCACTAGCTGATGTTCCCTCTAATGTTGCAAGTTCACTTCTCATGTTTGCGAGTTCTGTATCTCCTGTCAGATTTGCTAATCGTGTAGTTTCTGCTCTACTTGCACCTGTAGCATCTACAAAAAACTTCATAAATGGAGCTAAAGCTGCTTGTATTTTTGTCATTCCTAGTTTAAATTGATTTCCAGCTAGACGAGTAGCCTCTGCAAATTCCGTTAGATTTTTTACTCCTTCTTCTCCTATAGCCTGATTCATTTGCTCAGTAACCATATTTAAAGCAACATGAGCACCATGCGTTTTTTCTATCAATAAAAGTCTTTTTTCTTCTACAGAACCAGCTAAACCTAAAGCACCAGTAATAGCTTCAACATTTGGATTAAGGTTACTAAATGCTTTGCCAAGCTCTGTCATGTTTTGAGCAAGAGTAGTTATCTGCTGAAGAACAGCAGTAGCAACAAGACCTCCTGCAAAGCCTCCCATTTTGCCACCAACCAATGTCCCTCCAAAACCACCAGCAAATCCAGCAGCACCTCCAACTAATCCTTGTCCAAATAACAACGGAAACGCACCAGAAATCAATCCACTTGATAATGCTGCTCCTGCTCCTTTTGGATTTCCCATAGGGAAAGGATTTTTACCACCACCACCACCACCAACTCTTCTTCCAATCATTCTTGAAAGAGCTATATTTTGTTTTCTTGCTTTAGTATTTTCAAGTATTGAAACTGTATCGAGGTCAGTTTGACGAGTTAATCTCAAAGTAGCTGCTACTGCTGCTCTTTGTCTTTTTGAACCAATAGTTAAACTATTTGAATATTCTTGTAAGGCATCTATCGCTGCAAGTTGTTGATTTCTAGTTTTTCCAAAAACTCCTCTAGACTTGTTAACTGTTTTGACAAGATCGTCCATGTCTTGTCTATATTTTCTTAAATCATTACGAGCACTTTTTCCTCCTGCACCCCCTGTATTTCGGGGATTCATTATATCTATCTGACGGATATTATCTACACTTTTAGTTAATTGCTTTACTTTCGTATTTAATCTATCAAGACCAGATTGACCTTTTACTCTTAAATTTATATTTACACCGTATTCGGCCACAGTAAAAACAAAACTTTATTTTAGTGTACCGCTTTTAGCGTTTTCTTGCTTGTGATTTATTCTTTGC